GAATTGGCGGTTTTTAAACCATCAGGTATTTGATTACCTATGGAAGCGTAAACAAATTAAAATATCAAAGGATCAAGGCGAAAACATTAAAGCCAAAGTAAGGGCAGTATTTTTAGCTGATTCAAAACGACCACAAGATATGTTAATTGATGAGGAGACTATGAGACAACAATGCAAGAAATATTCTTTAATGATGAAATTTAATAACCAACTATGAAAGAACTGTTTAAAATAATAATTGAGTTCACAAGAATATTTATAGGCTTTACACTAGCCATAATAATATTGGGAACATTTGACATTTATTACGAAATAAAACGACTATATGCAAAGGGTAATAAATTTTAGCGGAGGCAAGACAAGTGCATTGATGACAATAATGAACTATCGTGAAGGGGATATTGTTTTATTTACTGATACCCAAAGAGAACATCCAAAAACATACAAATTCATTAATGACTTTGAGGCATACGAAAATATACCTGTAACAAGAATAAGTTATGAAGGTGGATTTAGGGGTATGCTAGAGCATAAGAAATGGAGATTAATACCTAATAGAGTTAAAAGGGAATGTACGATTGAACTAAAGATTAAAACCGCTAAAAGATGGTTAAGGGCAAACTATGGTAAACAAGATTATAAGTGGATGGTAGGATTTAGGGCAGATGAGGAGCGAAGGGTTAAAGGATATGAGAAACGACAAGCCTACATATATCCTGTATTCCCTTTATACGAACAAGGTATTGATAAGGCACAAGTTAATGACTATTGGAGTAAAAAACCTTACACTTTGGAAATTCCAGCTATATTAGGAAACTGCACTTTATGTTTTCTTAAAGGTAAAAATGCAGTAATTAATATTTTAAGGTCATATCCTGAATTAGCAACCGAATGGATTGAAGATGAGGAATTAAGCAAATCAAAAGGTAAAGGACATACATACTTTCAAGATACAACCTACAAACAATTACTAAACTACGCACAAAACGATTTATTTAAAGGGCAAGACCTTACCGATTTAAGTCCAGCATTTAGTTGTTCGTGTACAAGTTAATCCCTAGTTTTGCATTATGGCTTTACAATCAATACCAAGATTAACCGCAAAGGCTCAACAAATATTTAACCGCTACATTAGGACTAGAGATAGTCAAGATGGCTATTTTACTTGTATTAGTTGCGGTCAGGTATATTCAACTGATTTAATGGATTGCGGACACTACGCACCTGTCAAACAATCTTCATATTTAAGGTTTAATGAATATAACACCGCAGGAGAATGTAAGCGATGCAATGGATTTGATGAATTTCATTTAGTAGGATATAGAAAGAATTTAATAAATAAGATTGGTCAAGAAATGGTAGATTGGATTGAGGCAAATTACCGAACACCAAAGAAATGGTCAAGGACTGAATTAAATATGATTATTGAAAAATACAAATAATGGCTAAACTAAACCCATCAGGCAAAGTTCAATTTGGAACTCGTAAAAAAGGTAAAGCAAAGAAATCCTACAACAAACACACACAAAAACCAAAGCCTAGTCGTGGACAAGGTAAATAATATGAAAGATACTATTTGCAAAAGAGAATACAACTGCAAATGTGGTGCCATCATTGAGGACTATGTTTGGGAAAGTTCCATAAAGGAACATACCATTAAATGCAAGTGTAAAAAAGAAATTGGCTACAATAATTTAATTGTAAATAAGATTACTCAATCAGCATCTATTAGAACACCAACAAAAAACCGATAATGTTAATCAACGAAATCAAACCAAACCCAAACAATCCTAGAATTATAAAGGATATTAAGTTTAAACAACTTGTAAAGTCAATCCAAGATTTCCCCCAAATGCTTGAACTCCGACCAATTGTCATTGATGAAAACAATATGGTATTAGGTGGTAATATGAGGCTAAAGGCTTGTATTGAAGCTGGGTTAACCGATGTTCCTGTAATTCACGCTAACAATTTAAGCGAAGCACAAAAGAAAGAATTTATCGTTAAAGATAATGTCGGATATGGTGAATGGGATTGGGATGACCTTGCAAATAATTGGGATGCTTTAGAATTAACAGAATGGGGTTTAGATATTCCTAATTTTGATGCTGAAGTTTTAGAGTCTAAAGATGATGAATTTAAAATACCTAACGAAATAGATACTCAATTTGTTTATGGAGATATTATTGAGATTGGAGAGCATCGTTTATTATGTGGAGATAGTACAAATCCTGAACATATTGATAAGTTAATGAATGGCAGAAAAGCAGATTTAGTTTTAACTGACCCACCTTACGGAATAGGTTATGAATATGACAAACATAAGGATAATGATAGTGATGTTAACGCTCAATTAGTTGCTGATGTATTTGCATTGCATCAATGCGGAAAAGTATGGACACCGGGTTTAATGAATTTATCAAGGGATATATCAAGATTTGGAAATACTAAAGTAGCAGTTTGGTATAAGAAATTTGCTCAAGCTGGGAATGGTGTAGGAGGTGCATCTACTTGGGAACCAATATTAATATTAGAACCACCAAGAAAAAAATTAGATAATGATGTAATTGAATTAATGGTTGAAAAAGAGGAATTACACGGAAAATCATTAAGAGAATTTCATTCTTGTCCAAAGCCTGTTAAATTATATGGACAATTAGTTGAAGCATTTGCAGAATTAGACCATTTAATATTTGAACCTTTTTGCGGTTCAGGTACGACAATGATAGCTTCACATCAAATGAAAAGAGTTTGTTATGGTATGGAAATGAGTGAAAAGTACTGTCAAGTTATCGTAGATAGGATGCTTAAACTTGACCCAAACTTAATAATCAAAAAGAACGGATTACCTTTGTGATTCAATGAAAATTCAGTGAGAAATGGCAAATGAACAAAACTTAACCCCATTCCCAAAAGGAGTCTCTGGCAATCCAGCAGGAAAACCTAAAGGAATACCAAATAGTAAAACTAGGCTTTTGCGTTTACTAGAATTAGTACAAGTAAAGACCAACCCAATTACAGGGGAAAAAGAGGAGTTTACAGTTGCAGAGCAATTGGATATGATGGTATTGCAAAAGGCATTCAAAGGTGATTTAAGGGCTTATCAGGAGATACTTGACCGATTAGAAGGCAGAGCAAAACAAACCAACGAAATAGAATTATCAGGAGGATTACAAATAAATTGGGAAGAAAAGAAAACCTATGTAGAAAATAAAGGAAGCCTATAATGGAATTATCCATAAAACAAACTATTGCACTTGACCTATTAGAAGATAAAACCACAAACGAAATACTATTCGGAGGCGGTGCTGGTGGTGGTAAAACTTTACTTGGATGCTATTGGCAACTTAAACAACGACTAAAATATCCTAATACAAGAGGATTAATTGGTCGTGCCGTACTTAAAACGCTAAAAGAAACTACCCTTGTTTCGTTCTTTCAAGTAGCAAAGATGCAAGGAATGGAATCAGGAAAACATTATAAGTTTAATGCTCAATCATCAACAATAGACTTTCCTAATGGCTCAACAATCCTACTTAAAGACCTTTATTCATATCCTAGCGACCCAAACTTTGATGAATTAGGTTCACTTGAAATAACCGATGCCTTCATTGATGAGGCTAATCAAGTAGATGACAAAGCAAGGAATATTATCAAATCAAGGATAAGGTTTCAACTAGATCAAAACGAATTGGTACCAAAGATTCTTTATACTTGTAACCCAGCAAAGAATTGGACTTACTCGGAGTTCTATAAACCGCAAACCGACAATTCAATAGCAGACAATAAAAGATTTATTTCATCGTTAATTGATGACAACCCTTACATATCTAAACATTACAAAGCAAACCTATTAACCCTTGATTCCGTTTCCAAAGAAAGACTTTTGTTTGGTAATTGGGAATACTTATCCGACCCTACTCAACTTATAGACTATGATAAAATACTTGATTCATTTACCAATACTTTTGTGCCTATTGGTAATCCTTATATTACTTGTGATGTGGCACGCTTTGGTAGCGATAGTACTGTTATCGGTATATGGAGTGGGTTTCGTGTTCGGCTTCATCAATTCAATGGTAAATCAGTTGTTGAGGTCGCTGAACTCATAAAGAACTTTGCTTTAGAGCATAAAGTACCTGTATCAAATATTTGCATAGATGAAGATGGTGTCGGAGGGGGTTGCGTTGACCTGATAAGGGGTTGCAGAGGATTTGTCAATAATAGTTCCCCATTAGAAAACCCAATAACAAGAGGAAAGGAAAACTTTGACAACCTTAAATCACAATGTTATTTCAAGTTATCCGAAGTAATGAATAAGTCGGATATTTACATTCAAGCAGATGGAAAAACAAAACAATTAATCATTCAAGAACTAGAGCAAGTAAAACAAAAGTCAGTTGATAATGATAGCAAAAAAGGAATTATACCAAAGGATAAAGTAAAAGCTGCCATCGGTCGTTCCCCTGACTTTAGTGATTGCCTAGCAATGAGAATGATATTTGAATATACACCAAAATTTAAAGTAAGTGTATTTTAGTTTAAATTTCTTTAACTTTGTTTAAATTCTAATAATATGGGTTTACTTGATTTCTTCTCAAAGAAGAAGATAAATACTATTTTACCAACATTTCCGACCAACTCGCAAATAGCAATACAACAAGGGATAGTTACTTGGCAAGGTGCAAATGGTCAATCATATGTGAATGATGGCTACCAAAAGAATGATATTGTTTACTCAATTGTTAAACTTATAACGGATAAAGCAAAACTTGCTCCATTTCATGTTTATAAGATTACCGATGAAGTTGCTGCCAAAAGATACAAGACATTAATTGCACAACCTGATAAGATTACCAATTGGCAAGAGGTAAACGACCTACACAAAAAGGCATTTGAAATTTATACAGGAGACCAAAGACTAAATGAGTTATTGAAATATCCTAATGGCGAGGATACTTGGAGTGATCTAGTAGAACAATGGTGCGGATTTAAACTAATAGTAGGTAATTCATTTATCTACGCAAAACTAATAGAAGGCGGTGCAAATCAAAGCAAACCATTTGAATTAGTTGCCCTTCCTGCTCAATATATGGCTATCATTGCCAATGTAGAATTATTCCCACCTGTAAGAGTTGGTTATCAACTTTACTACGGAAAATTATGGTCATTTGATACTAAAGAAATATTACACGACAAATACTTTAATCCAGCTTGGAATGTAACAGGTAATCAATTGTACGGACAAAGTCCATTGATGGCTGCTGCAAGAACATTGACAAGAAGTAACGAAGCTAAAACTGCTGCGGTTGCATCCTTTCAAAATGGTGGACCTGCTGGTGTATTGTTTATGAATGATGATAGGTTTGACCCTACAAGTGGAACACAACAAGCACAAGCACTTAAAAAGGCTATCAGCGAGAAAGGTGGATCATCAAACTTTAATTCAATTGCGGTATCAGGATATAAAGTAGATTGGAAACAAATAGGTTTGTCTCCTGTTGAATTAAATATCATAGAATCGGAGAAATGGGATATGAAAGCCCTTTGTAATATTTACGGAGTGCCTAGTCAACTATTAAACGATGATGGAAGCAAAACATACAACAACCAATTAGAAGGCGAGAAGGCATTAACACTTCGTTGTGCTATTCCTTTACTAGATTCATTAAGAGATAATCTTAATAGAAAACTACATACTGATTGGGGTTATAGAGGTACTAATATTTATGTTGATTATGATATTAAGGTTTATCAAGAATTGGAAGCAAATAAAGCCGACCAAACTACTTGGTTAAACAATGCTTGGTGGATTGCACCAGCACAAAAGATGGAGATAATGGGATTAAAAACACCTGATTATATTCCACAAGAGGAAATGGAGAAACTTTATGTACCTTCTTCTTTGCAACCAATAGACCAATTCCAACCATTAATAATTCCTGACAATATAAAACCTTAATATGCAATTTGTAGAATTTATAAGTCAATTACACGATTCAAAGCAACAATCAATTGTTTGGCATCACCAAACTACATCCTATGCAGAGCATAAGGCATTGAACAATTATTACGATGAGATAGTAGGTTTGATTGATGAATTAGTGGAAAGTGTAAGCGGAGTTTACGGCAGACCTGTTGGCTATTCAGTAGAGACATTACAAAACTATACAGGACACGAACAATTGGTTAAGTATTATAAATCATTGTACGATTTTATCCAAAGAGAAAGAAAGACTATTTATCAAGAAAGCTGGATACAAAATCAAGTGGATGAAATTGCTCAATTAGTTGCTCAAACTTTATACCTTTTAACCTTATCATAATGATTTGGCAAGATTATAGAAAACTATATGCCAACGGATTAAAAACTTATTCACCCAAGTTCAAGAAAGAACTGCAAACCCAAGTGAATACTTATTGTCGTACCCAAGACTATTCCGCAATCAGCGACAAAGCCATTAAGAAGACCATTAAACAACTTCATTTGGCTATGGGTGTAAAGATGGCTCAAATATCAAGTAAAGCCGTTAAAAGGTCTACAAAGGGCATTTATGAGGCAATAGAGACTAAATCAGCAGAAACTGACCTATTTGCTTATACTATCCTTCAGTATTTAGAAACACAAGGATTAGACCAATTAGCTTCCGATATAACCGAAACTACCAAAGAGCAGATAAGAAGATTTATGATTCAATCCGCAGAGCAAAACTTAACATTGCCTGAAACAATTGCATTATTAAAAACGGCAGGGATAACGGATTATCGTGCTGAACTTATTGCTAGAACGGAAACAGGCAGGGCTGCTAATATCGGTTCAATGGTAGGTGCTACAAGTACAGGATTGGTAACTGTCAAAGAATGGATTGCAGCAAAAGACAATAGAACTAGAAGGATTCCAAGAGATCAATTTGACCATCTTAATATGGATGGAACTAAAATACCAATGGATGCGACATTTAAACTACAAAATAAGAAGGGCGGTTTTGACTTTATGCTACATCCTTGCGATTCAAGTGGAAGTGCTGGTGATGTTTGTAATTGCCGTTGTACATTAGGATTTGAGGCATTAAGAGATAAAAATGGTAAGTTATTAAAACTACAAGACAATCCACCAAAAGGGAATGTCGGAACTATTTGGGGATTTATAACAAATACTATTGGAATGCAAATTGGTAATTTAATTGCTCAAGCATTAGAATAATAAAAAAAAATATAACTTTGTTAATATGAAAACTTACGCATCAAAAGATACTATTGTTGAAAAACAAGACATCGGTTACGAGGTAATGGATGTTGATACTGAACAACGCAGAGTAAAAGCCGTATGGGCAAGAACAGGTAACATTGATTTAGATAACGATATTATCGTTCCTGAAGCATTTACCAAAACCCTTAATGAAAGAGGTCCAGCAGGTAAAAACTTGATATGGTCATTAGTAGATCATTGTGCTGAAATGGAAGCAGTAATAGGTAAGCCTGAACAACTTTATGTTGAAGGCGATATGCTTATTGCAATCACTCCAATAGTAATGACTGAAACAGGAGAGGACATTTTAAAGATGTACGATGCTGGTCTTATCAATCAACACTCTATTGGATTTAGCACAATAAATTCAAATGTAGATAAGAACGGAATTAGAACAATAACTGAACTTAAACTTTATGAAGGTAGTGCGGTATTATGGGCAGCAAACCCTGAAACACCAACTATTTCAGTTAAGAGTGAAGTTAAAAGGGAACAATTAGCAAACAGGCTAGAGAAACTCTTGAAAGCGTTTAAAGGTGGTCGTTTCACAGATGAAACCTTTGCGTTGATGGAGATTGAAATAAAAAGGATTCAAGCAGACTTATTAGAAATTGAAATCGTAAAAGAAATCACTTTGACCGAGAAATCACCAGAGCCGATAAACGAAGAAGTTAAAAATAATGATGAACAAATCCTGAAGGCAATTAGTGAATTTAATAAAATATTTAAAAAGTAAAAATGGAAAATGTAATTAACGAAATGGCAGAAAATGTCAAAGGCATTAAAGCCGATGTAACTGCTCAAATTGATTCAGTTAAATCTGAAATCAATGTTGTAAAAGATGAAATGCAAAAGCAAATTGATGCTGCATTCGCTTCAAAGAAAATAGCTGAATCTAAACAAACGAAGTTTATGGATGAGGTTATTATGGAGAAATTGGATGGTCAAATGGGCGAAATGGAAAGCCAAATGAAGAAGAATGGTAAGTTCCGTATGGATTTATCAGATGTTAAGACAATGACTTTATCTGCAAGTTTAACAGGAGACCCTGTTGCTACTTACGCAGTAAATCAAGCAATCTACCCTTCTCAAAAAATCAACTTCCGTGATTTAGTTCCAACAGTTAGAAGTGCAACAGGATTGTATGTTTACTATCAAGAAAATAGTGGTGAAACAAACAACATTGGATTTCAAACTGAAGGAGATGACAAAGGACAAAATAACTACGCTTTAACTGAAGTTAAAGTTGTTAGTGAATACCTTGCAGGTTTCTCTACATTCAGTAAGCAAATGTTGAAGTCATTACCTTTCTTGACTCAAACATTACCAAGAATGTTACAAAGAGATTTCTTTAAAAAAGAGAATGCTTCTTTCTTTGGTACTATTTCAGGTGCTGCAACAGGAGTTACAACAGTAACAGGTGCTGATTACTTAAGTCAATTAGTTGATTTAATCGGTAACCAAAAGACTGCAAACTTCAACGCATCTTATGTATTGGTAAGTGAGCAAAATATGGCTAATATCTTGAAGAACACAATTACTGCTGGTTACTACGCAGGTTCAGGATCAGTTATGGTTAATCCTAATGGTGGAATCACTATTTGGGGTGTACCTGTTATTTCTGCATCTTGGGTTACTAATAACAAGGCTTTAGTAATTGATAGAGACTACATTGAAAGAGTTGAGGTTGAATCTTTAGCAATTGAGTTCTCTTATGAGAATGGTACTAACTTCCAAAAGAACTTGGTAACTGCTCGTATTGAGTGTCAAGAAGAAATCAACTTGATGTTAAATTCTTCAGCTATCTATGCTTCTTTATTAGACTAATTCTTCTAAAAACATAGAAATAAAGACCCCATCTTAATCGGTGGGGTTTTTTATTATATTTATTGTAAATTTGTAAAAAAGAAATTATGTACAATTTCATTATTGATTACACATTAACCGATATTGCACCAATAACTGAACCTGTTACATTAGCAGAAGCAAAGCAATATGTTCGTGTTACTAATGATGTAGAAGATGAATTATTCCTTGAATTAATTACCCAAAGCCGTGAAGCGGTTGAAAAGGCAGCAGGAATAAGTATTACACCTAAAACGGCAGTAGTTTGGTTTACTAATGCTGCATCAAACTTTCAATTCCCTTTCGGTCCTATAACAAGTTTTACAAGTTTAACGGATGCCAATGGCAATATTTTAGCCGAATCACAATATAGTTTAGTAGGTGGACAATATCTTACATTAAGGTTCCCCAATTTTGCAGATATGAAAGCAGAATATGAGACAGGATTTGAAAGTGTACCAAAAGAAATTAAGATTGCCATATTAGACCAAATCAACTATGGATATGAGAATAGGGGAATGGATGTGAACGATTTAGGTATATGTGAAAAGACTTGGAGAGTATGTCAACGATGGACTAGAACAAGCCCAATATTATAATATGAGAATAGGATTACACAAAGACAATTATGTTGATGCCAACTCAATGACTAGGTTGGTGAATGTTTATGTGCCTACAAGCGTTTCCGATGGGCAAGGAGGCTATACAACGACTTATGACCTACAAGGTACTACTTGGGGTGATTTCCGCCCACAGGAGCAAAATAGAGCATTATTAGAGGCACAATTGAGTTTTACTCGTATGGCTAAAATGTTTATTCGTTGGGATATTACTTTGACCGATATTTATAAGTTGGAGGTTGAAGGGGATATGTACACAATCCATTCAATAAAGGATGTAGATAACGCACATAGATTTTTTGAAATAATAATGTACTTCTAATGGCAGACCACATATCTTTTAAGATTGAAGGATTAGACGCACTTATTCAAAAAATAGGTAGATTAGCACCTAAAATTGCTAAAGAGGTAGCTATGGAGGTTAACGCATCTGCATTAGCCATTCAAAGCCAAGCAAGAAGGTCAGTTGCCACAAATTCAACTGATAAAGGAAGATTATTAGGCTCAATTCAATTAAAGGAAATTAATAAAGGTGATAAGATAATATACACAGTAGGAAGTGCTTTAAAATATGCTCCTTATGTAGAATTTGGCACAGGTGGTTTAGTAAATGTTCCTGCTGGATATGAGGATTTTGCAATACAATTTAAGGGTAAAGGAATTAGAAAAATTAACTTACGAGCAAGACCTTATTTAATTCCAGCATTTGAAAATCAAATACCTGTTTTAAGAAAAAATATACAAAATGTAATAAAGAATGTTAAATCCTAATATAGAAATAAAGAAATGGTTTTATACTAACTTGACAAATTCAAGTACACTTCCTGTATATGATGGTATAGCACCTGATTCCGCACCTAATGAATATATCATTATGGATGGAAGGGCATCGGCACAAGATCAAGGTAAAATCAGTTACACCAACTCGGTTACTATTGATGTTGACATTGTAATAAAAAATAGTAACTTTGGATATAAAAGAGCCGAAACAATAAGCGATTTAATACTAACTGCAATCAATTCAGAAACGGATATAACCCTAGCAAATGGGTTTACTGCTTCAAGTTTAGTGGTAGGTGCAATTAGAAATTTAGATGGTTTAAACCCTTTGGACAATGTATTTAGAACAATAATTACTTATAATTTAATAATAACTCAAAATTAAAATAAAATGGCAGAAACTAAAGTATCAGCAAGGGATTATATCCTTTTAGCAGATTTAGCTGGAGGTACAACATTTATACCTGTGGCTTGTTTAACGACAAACTCATTGACATCAACTGTAAACACTATTGATGCAACTTCAAAATGTGGCGACCAATTCCAAGCAGGTCCAGCTTTCACTCAATCATTCAAAGCCGATGGTTTTGCAATTGATGAAACAGGAACTCCTAGTAAAGATTCTTACCAACAATTGTATGCTGCTCACGCTGCAAGAACTCAATTTACCATTAAAATGGGTAAAGCAAGTCCTTCTGCTGGTGATGTATATTATGGTGGTGAAGAAACTAGCACAGTATTCATTAGCGACTTTGATGTAACTGCTGCTGATAAAGATGATGTTAAATTTACTGCAACTTTTGTAGTATGTACACCACCAATTGCACAAACTGAACAAGGAGCATAAAACAACTAAACTATGTTTGAATTAAAACTAAACAACACAACAATTCAATTAAAATGGGGTACTTGGTCAATGCGTGAATTTTGTAAATCAAAAGACATCACAATTGATAAATACTTTGAGTTTTTAGGTAGTAATCAATATGACTTGGATAACATTGTTAAATTAATACACATCGGTTATAAATCGGCTTGTATTACTAACAAACAATCAATTGAATTTACCGAAGATGATGTTTGCGATTGGGTTGATGAAATAGGCGGTATTTTTAATCCTGAAGGGCAAATTCTTTTATACTTAAAGTATATTGTGCAAAACACAGTTACCGCAGTACAAGGAATACCAAAGGATGAAAAAAAAAAGCCTAACAAGGTTAAATTGGGATGATATTTTAGTTAAGGCTGCTGAATGCAATATAAGACCCAATGAGTTTTGGGATATGACTTGGAAAGACTTTTCTATTATCGTAATGGGTAAAGAAAAACAAGAGTTAAACGAATGGGCAAGGACTAGAAACCTTGCCTATATTGTATATTTAAGTAACACAACTGAAAAATCACCCAAAAGTATAAAGGCTTTTTGGCATATACCTGCGATTGATGATCTAGAAGTTGAAGAAGAAAAAGTAATGTTGACTAGCGACCAATTGGCAAGGACACTTAAGTTGTACGGAGTAAATTAAAATATTATGGCAGATTCATTTGATAAGTTTAGTATTGAAATTGATGCGGATGTCTCGGCATTGCAATCTAGTTTAAAGGCAGCACAAAATACACTTGGACAATTTGAAGCTGCATTAAGAAAGGCAACTAATATAGGCGAGATAAATTATCTATCTAAAAACATAGATAATTTAAAAGGTAGAATTACTCAATTAAATGAACAAGCTGGTAGATTAGGTAAACCAATGGGGGATGCAACTCAATCCCTTATTAACTTTTCAAGGATTGCCCAAGATGCTCCTTATGGTATTATAGGTATTGCGAATAACCTTAACCCAATGTTGGAATCATTCCAACGATTATCTGCAACTGAAGGAGGCACAACAAAGGCTTTAAAAGCAATGGCAGCAGGATTAATAGGTCCAGCAGGTGTTGGTGTTGCATTGGGTATTGTATCTTCATTAGCCGTTACATTTAGTAAAGAAATAAGCGAATTCTTTAAAGGACCGACAGGAGAATTACAAAAGTTTAATGAAGAAATACAAAAGGTTGCAGGAGAATTAAATAAGTTAATAGGGAAAGAGCAAACAAAAAGAACACAAGGGATTTTATTAACTGAAATTATAGTAGGTGGTAATGCTACACAACAAAAAGAAGCATTAAAACAATTACAAGATTTATATAGCAAAAGTGCTGCAATTAAAGATGCAAAACTAGGTCAAGATAAAGCATATTATCAAACATTGGTAAACCAAGCAGCAATGCAAGGTGATGCTACTGCAAAAGAGAAAAATAATATTGCTCAATTAGATATTGCCTATGCAGCACAAATAGAGAATGAGAAGAAAAGGAATGCAGAATTAAAGAAGATTACTTCCGAAAAGTTGATTGGTACAGGTTATGCAACACAAAGACAAACAATCCAACAACAAAAAGATGTAATAAATGCAACTTATGATGTATTAGGCAATACTATTAAAACTGATATTGCTAAACTTGAATCAGATACATTAAAACAATTAGCAAATGTAACTTTAGTTCCTACACCTGAAACAATTAAAAATGGTAGTAATAAAGTAATTGATACATTAAGAGAATTTTCTGCTTCATTAAAATATGAATTGTCGCAGCAATTAATGGATTATGAGAAGTATAAAAAGAGATTTGCTGAATTAGGAAACATTAGCATTATACCTTATAAAGAAGAAGACAAACCAATAAAGGAAAGTGTATTTAGTAATAAAGAAAAAAAGAGATTAGATAATCCTGAAACAAATAGTCTTGGTAAATTTTTAACACAAGATTCAGCACGAAGAAGACAAATATGGGGTGCTGAAATAAAACAAGTAGATCAAGCAAAAGAATCATATAAGAACTTTGCAACAATGTTAGCAGGAGAGGTAACTAATGGTTTAATGAATGTTTGGAGTGCTTTAGAGCAAGGAACAAGTCCATTAGATGCTATTGGTCAAATGTTTGTAAACATAGCTAAAAACATTGCTGCTGCAATTATACAGGCAACAATATTTGAAGCAATATTATCGGCATTCCCTGAACTTAAAGCATTATTTGCTGCTGGTGGATTATTACAAGGTGCATTTTCAGGAGCACACGCACAAGGTGGAATTACAAATGGTCCTTCATTAGGACTTATTGGAGAGGCTGGTCCTGAAGCAATTATTCCTTTAAACAAATTAAGTGGAATGCTTAACACTACATTTAATGCAGGTGCAATGAATGGTGGCGGAGTAGGAGGTAGTGGTCAATTTGTATTAAAAGGCAATGATCTAGTTTTAGCGTTAAATAGGTCAAATCATTCACTTAACTTAAGAAGGGGAGCATAATGGCATACCAAAACAAATATAAAATCACAATGGCTACTAAAAGTGGTAGCATTTCAACATTGTATTTATTAGAGGATGGATATGAAGGAGATTTAATTGAATATCCAGCAACTACAATTCAGTTGCAATATATCCCTAGAAGTGATGATATTTTTGAACCTATATATGTTAGTCAATTATTTATTGGTATTGATGTTACGGATGACCTGAACAATATGCCAAATCTATCAACATTAGATGATAGAAAATATTTATGCCAATTATTCTATGATGAAACAATAGAATGGCAAGGATGGGCATTAAGTGATAGTGTTCAATTTTCATTTAGTACAGGTCGCAAAGAACTTTCATTTAATGCAATTGATGGATTAGGTATGTTAGAAAAAATACCATTCCCAATTCCAACTGATTATATTTTAAGTGATTTTAATAATTGTTTATTTTATATTATAAATTCATTAAATGCAGTTGCATTTCCTACTAACTTAAATGTGTTAACAGGAATTAGTTATTATGCAGAAGGAATGGATAATAGAAGTGATGTAAGTTGGGCAGACCCATTGGCACAATCATATATGAATTATGGTACTTTTATTGATAATAATGGAGTAGTAGAAAATTGTTTATTAATACTTACTAAAATAGTACAAGGATTTGGTGCAAGGTTATTTCAAGCACAAGGGAAATGGAATATTTTAGCTATTTCTCAATTTGCACAAGAACAATATTGGTATACAGAATACGATAATGAAGGATTAGTAATTTTATCAGAATATAGATCATCAAATGGATTAATAGATTCATATACAAGTGAAACAGGATTATTCTTTGTTGATAATTCTCAAACTAAAATATTAAGAAAAGGATTTAGTAGAGTTCAATTTGATAAAACTATTGAATACCCATCAAACTATATAACTAATTGGGATTTAAAGAAGTTTGAAATAGGAAGTCCTGCTTATGCTTGGACTGAAAATAAAAATAGTGGAACAATGTGGATTGTCCCATATCCTAATTTGGCATTCAATTCATATTATTTAGATACAGGAACAATAGTTTCTCCTTATGATATGTCAATTAGACCTACATATTTTCCTAAAATAGCTTTTAATGAAATAATACATATTTCTTTTACTGCTAGTATTGTTGCCGTAGGAAGCACAACTCCTGATGCAATGTTTATATTAAAAATACATTTACAAACACCAAGTGCATTTTATACTTATACAAATGATGATACTTGGGAATTAGCAGGTACACACGAATACTTTGAAGCGTATGATGTTAATACAACAAATGTAGATTTGAACTTAACATTACCACCTGCTCCAGAAACAGGAACTATTTATTTTGAATATATATTAGCACAAGCTGCTTCACCTTATTGGAAATCTACTGTACAAGCTACGGAGGTAAGAAATTTCTCTTTTACCATTGAACCAGCATTTACTTCTTATCAATGTATAGGTGCAATAAATGATAGTACGGAATATGTAAATTATCCTACTCTTGAAATTGGTTTTAATGATAGTTCAAATGGTTATTTTTCGTATAAAGGATTTTTAGCTGATTCAACAGGATTAAATCTTAAGAATTGGTATAGATATGAATATATTGATGAAAAATATCGTTCTTTATCCGAATTGGTAATTAGACAATATTCTAACAATCTAAATAAGAATGTAATTAATATTGATTCTAGTTTTATGGGTATGAATAATGAAGGTGGAAGATTTGATGCTTCAATGAGAATAAAAGCAACTGATACCGACCCAGCACAAATTAGTGTTCAGAATAAGCAATATATGATTGGAAATACTAATATTGATTTGGGTAATGATATTATACAAGGAACATTATTAGATATAAATTATGAAAATATTTTTGCTAATGTTTATGAAATTATTAACTCTAATAGTAAAGTTCCATTTGCATTAGGTAATTCACATTTAAGGTCAGATGGTTATTTAACAAGTGCGGATGCTTATGCTGCTTCATTGTCAATAAATACAATATTTACTTTAAGCACAATAACCGATCCTGATATTGGAGATACATTCTATGAATATTCGGATTTAACAACAACATTCAATGGAGAATACTTATGGTATAAAGTTGTAACAGTATTTCCAAATACAAAAGTTTATCAAATTAGGATTGATGGGGTCATTATAGGAATATATACTTAAATTTGTAATTATGGCAGACAAGGTACAGGGAAATAATATAATGTTGTATTATCACGAACCAGCTTCGGAGACATATCCTGATGGTAGGGATATTGCTTTTTCGTGTTCTACAAATTGCACATTTAGTGTAAGTGTTGACCAAAAAGAGGTAACAAGTCAAACATCGGCTTGGTATAGAGAATATAGAAATGACATAGCTAGTTGGAATGTAACTTGTGATGGTCTTATAACTTTGGATGGTTATGGCTATTTATTCTTACTACAACAACAACAAAATAGAACTACTATTTTAGTAAAGTTTGTTATTGATAATGGAGTTGATGGATTGGTTATTATAAGTGGTAATTGTAACTTGACAAGTTTACAAATAAACGCACCTTATAAGGACATAGCAACTTATTCGGTTAATCTTCAAGGAACAGGTGCTTATGGTACAACAGGAGACACAATTGATCCAAGTGGAACAGTTATTGCAACAGGTGGAATTATATACTCAAAAGGATATACTGCAACAGGTGGCGAGACTATTATTACTTGGATTGATATGATTGGTAAGAGTTGTCTTTATGTTTCTCGTGGTGGTATTGATGTTCAAGATATTTTAACGACAGGAACACCAATAGATGAACAAGTTAAATGGACAAGTGCAACAGGGGTATTGACATTTAGTAGGGTTTTAGAAAGTGGTGAGTATGTAAGGGCATTATTTCAATAATTTAGTTATAAATTAATATAAGATGGCAAATCAAATTGTAGTTTCAGCAGGTGCGAAGGTTAGGAATCTAAATGGTGTTTTAACAGGTACAAGTGGGGTGGTTAGTTCAGTTCCTTTGGGTGCAGCTAATGGTGTTGCTACATTGGATAGTGGTGGTAAAGTTCCTGTATCTCAATTGCCTTCATCGGTAGTTACTTATTTAGGTACTTGGAATGCTGCAACAAATACTCCAACTCTAGCTAACGGAACAGGGGATGCTGGGGATTTATATATTTGTAATGTAGCAGGAACTGTGAACTTTGGAGCTGGTCCTATTTCATTTGTGGTAGGGGATTGGGTTTTGTATGGTTCAGGAACTTGGCAGAAATCAAGTGGACAAAATGGAACAGTAACATCGGTTGCTGCATCCATTACAGGAAATTCAGTAGGAATCACAGGATCGCCCATTAGCACCGCAGGAAATTTGGCTTTTGCTTTTGCAGGTACAAATCTTCAATATGTAAATGGTGCTGGTAATTTGACCACATTTCCGACCTTAATCACTTCCATAGGTTTATCTATGCCAAGTGCTTTTAGTGTCTCTAATAGCCCTTTAACGGCTAATGGGAGCATTTCTGTAACAGGTGCAGGTAATGCTTCACAATATATTAGAGGAGATGGTACATTAGCAGCTTACAATCCAAGTACAGGCGGTGGGGGTTCTAGTCAAACATTTTATTTTAATGGTAGTGTTGCTTCAAGCGTTATAGGATATGAACAAATGAGTACAACTGCCAATACAGGTACAAGTACTGATTTTAGTATAAATGCAGATGGATATATAGCTTCTTTTTTAACTGATTCAGGGTCTCCTAATCAATTAAACATACCAGCAGGTAATTGGAACTTTGAGATTTATTTTAACTCTAGTTCTTCAGGTGGAACTCCAAGTTTCTATGTAGAATTGTATAAATATGCTTCAAGTACTTTTACCTTAATAGCTACAAGTTCAGCAAATCCTGAATACATTACAAATGGTACTGCCGTAGATTTATATACAACTGCTTTAGCGGTTCCAGCAACAACTTTAACTGTTACTGATAGGTTAGCAGTAAGGGTATATGTAATACATTCTAGTAAGACTATTACAATGCACACTCAGGATTCAAATTTGAGTTCAGTTATAACAACTTTTTCAACAGGAATAACTGCATTAAATGGGTTAACTGCTCAAGTTCAATATTTCCAAACAGGAACGAGTGGAACGGATTTCAATATCTCAAGTGCAACGGCTACTCATACTTTTAACATTCCTGATGCGAGTGCAACTGCAAGGGGATTGATTACAACAGGAACTCAAACGATATCAGGAGTAAAAACATTTAGTAATGGTTTAATTTTACAATATAATTATTTCCCAACACCTTCAACAGGGGATATAAGTTTAGGTAGTAATGGTTCAGGTATTACAATTACTACAAAACCATCTACAACAGTATATAATAATACTTTACAATTTTCTAATGGAAGTAATTCGTTTTTATTTCCTAACGCAACAGGTACAATAGCTTTAACAAGTGATTTAGCTTCTTATGTAACATTAGCCACAACTCAAACAATAAGCGGTGCTAAAACATTTAGCGGGGGGGTTACTTTTAGTTCAAGTGTAACAACTAACAACTTAACCTTTGCTAATTCAGGGTTTTTCTTGACTTTACAACCGCCAACATTAAGCGTAAATAGGACAGTTACTTTACCTAACGGAACAGGAACTTTAGCTTTAACAAGCGACATATCTTATCCTGTTACTTCGGTATTCGGTAGAACAGGAGCAGTAGTTGCGGTTAGCGGTGATTATACAACTGCACAAGTTACTGAAAGTGGTAACCTTTACTTTACTGATTCAAGGGCAAGATTAGCTTTATCATTCGTAGCAGGTAGTGGTGCTTATAATTCTACAACAGGGGTTATAACAATCCCTACAAACAATAATCAAATTACTAATGGAGCAAACTATATAATTTTAGCTTCATTAAGTTCAAGTGCAACAGGATTAACATATACAAATACTACAGGGGTATTTAGCTTAACGGCAGGATATTCAATACCTACAACGGCATCACAAACAAATTGGGACACCGCATATACAAATAGAATTACAAGTTTAACAACAACAGGTTCTTCAGGTTCGGCTACTTTAGTTACTAATACTTTGAATATTCCTACTTATACTTTAAGTGGATTAGGAGGACAACCTTTAGCAACTAATTTAACTTCATTATCAGGATTGACTTATGCTTCTACTTCATTTGTAAAGATGAGTGCAGCAGGTACTTTCTCATTAGATACTAATACTTATTTAACAGGCAATCAAACAATCACTTTAAGTGGTGATGTAAGCGGAAGCGGAACTACTGCAATAACAACAACCATTGGTGCTTTAAAGGTTACTAATGCAATGTTAGCAGGTAGTATTGATTTAACTACAAAAGTAACAGGATTACTTCCTGATGCTAATATATCAAGTGCTTCTATTTGGAATGCTAAACAAGCTGCATTAAGTGGTACAGGATTTGTTAAATCAACTGCTGGAGTAATTAGTTACGACACTAATACTTATTTAACGGCAAACCAAGCAATAACAGTTACGGCAACAGGTGAGGCAACAGGAACATCAAGTTCAAGTGGTACTGCACCTTCTATTGCTTTGACTTTATCAACTTCTGCGGTTACAGGTAAATTATTAACAGGGGTAAATATAACAGGAGGAACAGTTGTCGCTACTGATTCAATTCTTACTGCATTTGGTAAGGTACAAAATCAAATTAATGGTTTAATTGGTGGTTCAATATATCAAGGAACTTGGAATGCTTCTACTAATAGTCCTACTTTAACAAGTAGCGTTGGAACGGCAGGATATTATTATATTGTTAGCGTAGCAGGTTCAACAAACTTAAATGGCATTACTGATTGGAATATTGGTGATTGGGCAATCTTTAATGGTGGTGTATGGCAAAAGGTAGATAATACGGATTCGGTAGTTTCAGTTAATGGATTTACAGGTGCGGTTAGTTTAACTACTTCTAATATTTCACAGGGTACTAACTTATATTTTACAAATGCACAAGCTAGAAGTGCGATTAGCTTAACTACAACAGGAACTAGCGGTGCTGCGACATATAGTTCATCAACAGGTGTTTTAAACATTCCACAATATGCGGATGCTTATGTAGGAACAGTTACAAGCGTAGCTGCTTTAACATTGGGAACGAGTGGAACTGATTTAAGTTCAAGTGTAGCAACAGGTACAACAACTCCTGTAATTACTTTAAATGTACCAACTGCAAGTGCAACGAATAGAGGAGCATTGAGTGCTGCAGATTGGACAACTTTTAACAATAAGCAAAGTGCTTTAACTAATCCTGTGTTAGCAAGTGGAACTTGGACATCGGGATATTTACCTAAAATAAATGGTACATATACAATAGGGAATAGTTTAATATATGATGATGGAAGTAGAGTTTACATAGGTGGCACAACTGCAAGTACTCAAGCAGGTACAACTGCATTAGTAATAGAAAATTCAACTTTAACAAATAGTAGAGGGATTGGATTTTTTGCAAATGATGGAACGCAAAATCCAAGAACTTGGATAAAGCACAATACTGCAAGTGGTAGTCAATATTTAGAATTTAATTCTGATTATAGTTCAGCAAGTGCTTATGCAAACTTTGCTTTTTTAAATGGGAATGTAGGTATTGGAACTGCAAGCCCTTCTTACTTGCTAGATGTTAATGGTACAGGAAGGTTTAGTGGGGATTTAGAAGTAGCGGCAAGTGGTGGAACTACTGGTAAATTTTATATTAGTGGAACACAAGCAAGTGCAAGAAGATATTTAATTGAAAACGGAATTACAGCTATTTCAAATGCAGGTTTCCAAATTAGAGATGTAACAGGTGGATTTACACCATTCTACATTAATTCAAGCGGAGCAGCTACATTCTCATCTTCGGTTACAACAGGAGATAATATTGTAATGACTGCAGGTGAATTTTATTATGGTCCTCAAGCATCAAGTCAAAAATTAAGAACATATGCTTCAGGTTCAAGTGGAACTGCTGTATTAAATTATGCTTTTTGGAATGGTACTACTTGGAATATAAAATCAACATTAGATTATAATGGAGCAGCTACATTCTCTAGTACAATTACTGCTGCTACATTATCAACAATAGGTACTGCGGTAGCTGCAACAAATGTTCAATTAAATTTAAACGGAGTTAGTGGTAAGGCACAAAGAATTGAATTTCAAAATAGCGGTGTACAACAATGGCTGATTGGAGCAGGTGCTGCAAGTGAAACAAGTGCTTTTGAAATATTTAACTCAAATGGAACAGTTGTATATTCAGTAAATAAAACAACCAACGCAGCAACATTCACAGGAGCAGCTACATTCTCTAGTAGTGTAACGGCAGCTAAGTTAATTGTAGATGGAGCTTCAAATAGTAATATTTCACAAATTGCTTTAACTAGAACAGATAGTTCTTGGGGTGTATTTAATGAAACTGATTTAAGATTTTATCAATCTAATAGTAATACTACTACTCCTTCCAATGTTAAAATGGTTATTACCACTGCAGGAAATGTAGGTATAGGAACAAGTAGTCCTGCTTATACACTAGATGTTAATGGTACAGGAAGGTTTATTGGTAGTGTAACAAGTGATTTTTTAGTGGTAGGCACAACGGCTGCTTCAAGTGGTGGGTTAAGATTAGGCACTCAAGTAGCTATAAGGGCAAGGAATGTTGCTAATACTGCTAACATACCATTAATTGAAAGTACGGCAAGTGATGGGGTGTCAGTTTCAAATGGTGCTTTAATATTAGCATCCACAGGAGCAGCTACATTTAGCAATGGAATAACTGTAAATGGTTCAAATGCAGCAGATAATGTTGCAGTAATATCAGCTATTAGAACCGATGAAACAGGGAGATATATTAAATTAATTCCAAGTGGGAATGTTGGAACTGTTTATGGTGCAAGAATCGATTTTGCTCATTCTAGTACAAATGCTTTATTTACAGGAGCAACATATTATAATTTTAGTAGTAATGTAGAAGTAGGATATTCAACCGTACAAGGTTTATACAAGCTAGATGTTAATGGTACAGGAAGATTTACGGATGATGTTTATTTTACAAAAGCATCTCCTGTATTATTTTATCCTCGTAGAATAGTAATGAACTCTAATGGAGATTTTGGTATTAATAATAATGCAAATTCATCAACATTATTTTTACTTACAAGTACAGGAATAGGTACTTTATCAAGTAGATTAAATGTTAATGCTGCTACCGATAACGCTACATATAGTCTTAATAATAATGGTATTTTTTATACTCCAGCAATATCAGTAGGAGCAACGGCATCAAGTTCTACAACATATACAATATCAAATTTATCAACTGTTAATATTTATACAGGAACAGGTACTGCGGTTTGGACTTTACCTAATCCTAGTGGTAATAACCAATTATATTGGATAAAAAATGCTGGTACAGGAATAATTACTTTAACAGCATATACTGGTTCTACTATTATAAATAATGCTGCAACATCAGTTACAACAATAGCAATAGCAGTGGGTGCAACAGCCTTAATACAACAAGACGGAAATGTAAAATCTTATCAATTACAATAATATGAAAACAATAACAGCACAGCCAATTTGGACTGATGGAGGATTTAAAGATGCAACAGTGATATTTTCACAAGTTAATTCTGACAATCTTCAAAACACAGCAATTTTTTATTATCAATTATATCAAGAAGTAGATATTAATATAGTGCCATTAATAAATGGTATTGTTACTATGACTGGTACTGATTATATTGATTATAATAGTTCAAATGATGCTAACTCATATGTATGGCAATGGTTAGCAACTACATTGGGATTAACAATTATAGGGGATTATGTTCCACCTGTGCCTGAACCAATAGCAGAAATATATGTCGGAGAGCCTTCTGTTTTAGAAGTTGAACCAAGAAGTAGTATTTTAGGTGAATTAAGACAAGATGCTCCTATTGATGAAATTGTAACCAAATAGTACTAATTTTGGCAAAACCAATATTATGACACCAAAAGAAAAGGCTATTGAATTAATAGATAAGTTTAAATTAAAGCAAAATTTTTTTACTAACTCTTTTATAAAAACTACTGCTAAACAATGTGCATTAATAGCAGTAGATGAAATATTGAAAATAAATCCATATAAGGCTCGTAACTATTGGCAAGAAGTAAAACAAGAGATAGAAAACCTATAACAATTAACATATAGTCGTTGGGTGAATAAGAACGATTTAATAGATAAAATAAGCACACATTTTAACAATTAACATATCTTTGTAAAAAATCAATCAAATGAAATATCAACAACTCAACACTCTAGTCGCATCAATTAATGCGGTTATCGGAAATTCCGAAAGCAAAACTCAAAAAAAGTTAGTAAAAATTTATGAAAAAGTCAAATCCTTCCACGAAGACTATCAAGCCAAAGTTGAAGAACTCCGCCTTGATAACGCATCAACCGATGATAAAGACATTTTATTATTGGATGAAAAAGGTGGTTACAAGTTTACTAAAGAAAGTATCAAAAAGCTAACTGCTCAAGTAACCGAATTAAGCAATACGGAATTTGAATTTAAGCCTATTCCTGTGGTTAACCCACAAGGTTTAGAAAACTTTACTTTCCTTGAAGATTGGACAACAGGTATCTCGTTTATTAAAGAAGAAGAAGAAGAATTATAATGGATAGCACATTCTTATTTATTATTGGTCAAGCAATAGT